TGGAAACTAGAAAGGAAACCTAGGTGCACTCCAGGCCGGAATCGGTAGGAAGGTTTCCGGGCAGGTTGAGGTGGAAACTAGAAAGGAAACCTAGGTGCACTCCAGGCCGGAATCGGTAGGAAGGTTTCCGGGCAGGTTGCGGTGGAAACTAGAAAGGAAACCTAGGTGCACTCGCAACGAAACGGACCTTACAACCGTTTGGGGCGCGATTCTGTCTGCAGGATGCGATCCAGCAACCCTGAGAGGCAAACCAGAATCGCAACGAAACGGACCTTACAACCGTTTGGGGCGCGATTCTGTCTGCAGGATGCGATCCAGCAACCCTGAGAGGCAAACCAGGGTTGCGGCGCGGTGGATCCCATGGCGTGATACGGCGTCTGATGTCGTATGATGAGCTCGGCGCCGCCCCATGGGGCGCAGCCATGCCCACCATCACCCCAACAACAATGACCCGTCCGAACCGCACCACTGAAACTTCCACCGACGCGGCTGCAGTCGTGGCAACCCTTGCCGCGACTGCAGCGCAGGCCTGTCAGCATGCGCAGCATGCACTTGCCAGTGCCATGGCGCATGATTCCGACAGTCTGCAGGACTGCGCCGACAATGTAAAGGATGCCAGAGATGCCGCCACGGAAGCGGCAACCGCGGCCAGAGAAGCCTCAGCCCTGGCCAAGGAAGGCGATCCAGCCGTTCAGCGTCTGGCCGCGGAAGCCACGGCTAACGCGCAGACTGCGCGGCAAGCGGCAGACGATGCCGCGGAGTGGTTCGATTCCATTAATCTGCTGGCGAAGCTACAGGGGACAGCAGGTATCAAGTGGCCATCCATGCTCAAGACGATGGAGACTAACGGTGGCGTTCAGCTTCCGTCACGCTACTACAGTGCACCTAACGGCGTTAAGCTTGCTTCCCCCGCGTTCTGTGCGGTTCCGAAAGACGATCGTACGCTTAACCGCCCGTACTGTGAGACAATACAAAAGAACGACTTCCTTGCAACTGTACGAAATGTGCTGCTGTCAGCAGTTAAGACAGAGAACGGAGACTTTACCCTGCCGGAATCAAGCATTAAACTTCTCTTTCTAGTGGTTCAACAGGAGCGTAAGCGTGCAGACAAAGCCAATACTAGATACCGTCAGGCAGTGAAAGAGTTCAGCCCCATGCTGCAGAGTTGGGCTGACCTTACCGGACGAAACGTAGTCTTCAGAGTCGACGATCAAGGTGCGCTTACCATGCGCTTCGTCAGGGCTTTCTACTCTGACGCGATCTAACCTGCCAGCAACCTTAGCCCATTAGACAGGTAGCCTATGAACAGATAGGGTATGGCCCGGTAGTTTCGGCTACTGGGCTTTGCCGTATCCTGCCAGTCTCAAGATAGGAGGGGTAAGTTTCAGTCTGGGCGGGTCCCGCTGGTATCCCCCACCCGCAATTTTTTTCCCCATCCCCCACAAAACCACCAAACTCAAAACGGACAAACTTCCCCTTCAACAACCGCAACAGCAGCATTCCGCGGGATTTGGTGACCGCAACGGTAAATGGTGATGTGCTCATCGGAGACAGCGATACGAACAGTGTCACCAAAGTTGAGACCAGCCTCTTTAGTGTAAGCAAGTCGGATAGCAACGGTACCAAATCTGTCTACGGTAGCGAGATAGCTGCGAGGTTTACCGGGTCTGCGTCGATGGGATGGCATCAAGCCAGATGCGATAAGGATAGCCTCATAGTAGGCGATGAGATTGACGTGCTGAATGCCGTTTTTGCGAACTCGGCCATAACCGCAGGCGATAGCGATTTCTCTCCTGCTGGCCGTCTTCATTTTGGCAATTTTGTTGAGAAGCTTTTGGCCTGTAAGAGGGTGCACAAGTGTCATCTGAGTTGATGAATGTGAAAAGGTTGGACAATCTTGCTTTTACCGGCGAAGAAGCTTGCCAGCTGCGGCACAGACAGACAGAAATTCCTCAGGATGAAGCTCTATTTCGTTACCGTTTTTAAGCAGTAGTATGAGAAGATCACCTGAGTCGGCCTTGCGAAGCCGAACACGAACAGATCCATCTGCTGTGGGATGCCCGGAAGCATGATGGATGGTGATTTCTGTAACAGCGCTGCAGTAGTCAGACGTAGATGAAGAAGGCATGGTGAACACGCAAGACAGGAAAAGCAGAACAAATGAAAACCGCACCCAGCAGGGAAGCAAGCTGGGGCGGATCGAGAGCCGATTGGGTCGTCAGCGCTGGGCTTCGAGCTTGTCGATCAACCTGTTCAGGTACCAGCGAGCCTTTTGTGCGTCTTGCAGTGAATTGTCTTTAAGCCACATTCGCAGCAAGTATTTCAGGCATTGCCACTGAAGGCCTGCGTTTACGGGGTCGGGGGCCTGGGCGACGGCCTGCTCGATGATGTCGATCACCTCAACGGGGCCAGCATTGTAATGAGCTGGATGATTGACGGAATCGGCGGTTGCTTCCGGTGACATGGGGTTGAGCTTGGAATCAAGAAAGTGACGCACTGTCGATAAGACGAGTGACGGCTAGGTTGAACACGCCTGAATCAAATTAGGGATTCACCAATCTCGGAAGAAATGTCAACAATGCCTTGTGTTGTCTCAAATTCAAGAATCACGGAAATCGCTGCGTTGTAGTTCGACAGAGCGAACACAGACCAGCGCTTTGAGTATGACCGCAGCTTGGCTTCAGCGGGCGAAAACAATTCATCAATAGCAAGGTGACCGGCAAGCTCCAACAAGAGAAAGCGCTGAAGCTCCGAGTTTCTGGTGGCTGATTGCTTGGGAGTCGGAACAGGAGGCCTTGTAGCAGGTTGAAATGGCAAGCCGTTGTAATATTCCTCAATTTGCTGGATCGCTTCGCGAAAGGACCAGTTGCGCAGCCGCATCAAGAGGTCGATACCGCTTCCTCCACCTCCCTGATGGTGCTTTCCCCCGCAGTGCGAGCAGTACCAGCCGCCTGGCCCCTCGTCGGTCATCCAGCGATACCTGTCGTTGCCACCGCAGCAGGGGCATGGCTGGTGGGCGCCGCTGAGGTGTCCTTCGTTGAGGCCGCCGAATGTCATCAGAAGGTGGGGCCAGTGTCCAGCAGCTCTTTCGAGGATGCCTGAAGATCGCTTCTGACTGGATGGTGATAGCTCAAAGTTCATGCGGCCTAGTGTTTGGTGTTGGCATCGCCATCCTACAGCCTCGCTAGGCTCGATCAAAAGCCTTTGTCTCAAACAGTCACAAACTACTAGTAATCGATTTTTAAGGAGGGACGCGCCAGGCCCGTGTCAGCGACCCGGCTTGAAAAGTCACGGTCTACTGCAAAAGCGGTCAGCGGTGGTTGACAAAAGACGGACATGGTGATACCGTATCTTGTGGTTGGCTCTTGCAAGCATCACGCCTAGAGCGCCTTCAGTCAAACAAACCTTAACTCAAGTCATGCAAACAGCCAAAAACAAGTACAACATCGAGTCGATCCTGAGGATTCCATATAAAGAGATACGTAAACTCGCGGCAAAGGGAGAGCCTGACACTGAATTTATAGCAAAGTGTGACAATATTATTGATGCCTATGCCTCTCCCCCTGGCTATCTTGAGTGGAATAACTACGCAAAGTTGTGCCTGTTAAGCGGTTCAACTGAAGCGACCAAGCGCAGTTACATGGCTAACGACGTGCGTGGAGTCGTTGCGGGCACATCCTACCGTAGAGCCGTGCTCAACAATGTTTGCGCAAGATTTTTGAGCAAAGACATTATCGAGTCTTTTGTTCAAACGGCCTTACCCGAGCTACCCCTAGAGATTACAGACATTTTTCCATACGTTCATTTGATCTTGCCACGCAATACGGTTTATGACTGCGAAGGAGACGAGGTTATTGCGATGATGATTGAGTCTGGCAAGCTCTACGACAGCTCGCTCTCAGAAGAGCAAAAATACATCGCAAAAGTCTTTTTTCCAAAAGAGCGGATTGCTCCGCCCGATCTCTGCAATGCCGAAGGACTACAGATTTTGACGATAACCGCAAACGGTATTGACGTATTTCAAGAGTTTGTCCTACCAAGAGCTAAGAACTGGCATGAATTAAATGTTCGCCGCGCAGGCGACTCAAAATACCAAAACAAAGCAACCCAAGCGATTCTCAGAATTGCGATCAACTCCCTTTTGGTGCATCTTTATGAGCCCAGCCTTGTCACAGTAGACCCCAAAACTCCCAGCAGGGGAGTCGGATTCTCTTCCACACAAAAACAACCGCTCCCACCAACCTGGATTGGAAAGACTTTTACGAAAACGGTGGCCAATAGGACGAGCGAGAAGGATGCCGGCGAAGATGCCCCCAGCAGAGGGAATGTGAGATCCCATTGGCGTCGTGGTCACTGGCACAGCGTTTGCATTGGACCGGGGCGGCTCCAAAGAAAAGTCCAGTGGTTTAAGCCCGTCTACGTCAATTCACATCTTGCGGGCGCTTAGGGCGGCATTTTACTGAATTGCGGCCATCGCAGATGGAGCAATCTTCGTCATTCGGCGATTTTTGCCCTTCTGTCGATGGCTTTTTGTTGTTTGAGGCAGGCTTGCGCTCAGCAAGTGAGCGAATTTTTGCTTGTTTAAGCGATTGCGAGGCGCTTTTCACTGCTGCTGGGCGCCGAGAGGGTGCTGTAGAGGCTTCCTCGATGCCGTCTGATGCCACCGTCGGGGCTTCCTGAGCTTCAGTCAGGCCATCCTCCTCAGCCAGGGCAACCACCTCCGACCCACCCCCCGTTATAGGGGTTTCTGAGTGCCCCACCAACTGGAACCAAAACTCCTTGTGAGCTGTCACGGTTCGCTTGGCCAGCCCTGTTTCCCTCGAAACCTTCCGCAGGCTCCATGAAGCGGACTCCGGGTGCAGCTTGTAAAGGTTCCGCAGCTTGTTTCGACTGGATTCAAAGACCCTGAGGTTGTTTGCGTTGGGCTTCCTGGCTGCTGGTGCTTTGTTGCTGCAGGCTTGCATGATTCTGCGCAGTGAACTCCTTGCCCATCTTAGCGCCCAACCGAGGCAAGTGCTCAGCTCTTTCTTTGTTTGCTCTGAGGCAAACTCCCAGAAACCCTGAGCACTTATGGCAGTCTCTCGAATCAGCACTGCCAGCTCGTGTTCCGACGTAATTTCTGGATGCTGAACGCGAACTGCTGTTGTTATCTGTCTTAAATTGTTTTCACTTTGACCTGATCCAGTCCATTTTACTGTTTTAGTTGATTTGCCTCTTTTTTGCCAAGCCTGCCATTGATTTTTTTTCTGTATTTTTGAGCGTTGTTGAGCTTCCTGGACAAGATTTCTCCACTGTTCGCAATCTTCCGTGTTTTCAATGTCGCAAACAAGTTGTTCGTAGATTACTTCGCAGTCATCTGCAAATGTTTCGCCGGTTATGAGCTTAGAGCCAGCCTGTCCTGGGAGCCTGACTCCGTTACTTCTGCCCCAGTTGCTTTGATTCGCGTCTTTGACGTACTTGATTTCACTGGGGAATATTTCAGCCTTGCCGGCCCCTTCCGTCATGTTGCACTTTTCCAATAGCACAACTCCAATCCAGTGGGCAAGCCAGGCCTTTGTCGCCACAGGCAAGCTCAGTATTCCATGTAATCCACCAGAGCAGCTGCTTACAATGTAAGTAATCTGCAGTCCACACGCCTCTGCTTCCTCTTGTAGCTGCAGGAGTTGAGGACTTTTAGCTTTTTCGTGCCAGTACGGACTGATATTTCCGCCCGCCTTATGGTCAAAATCAAAAAAGATGGCGCGGACAAGGCCTTCAGGTCTTAGTCCGATGATTCGAGTAGGATTCCAAATTTCCTGCGCAATTTCGTCGAGCTTCCAAGCCCTTTTGGCCGAAACCCAGTCCTTGCCGTCTTCTCGCAAGATGACTTCGGCTCGTGGGTTCGAGAACGCCCTGGCAAGCCAGATGTCTGCTAGCATGTCGTCGAAGCAGGTTGCTGTTGGTTAGCAATTTGCCTTTTCGGTCAACTGACCGAAGCGGTGAGGGGGAGAGTCACGTCTCCCCCTCACTACCGCCTAGAGGTCTCTCCAGCCTAGCACCCCACGCCTCGCCTGTTGGACGTCTGCTAATCTGCAAGAGCCCCGCCAAGCTTCAGTGAAAGACGGTTCAGACAGCTCAGAGAGCCTTGAAACTAATATCAAGATTCTTGAAAGCAAAATTCAAGCTTGTGATACTTGGATTGCGGTTGGTGGATTTGGTCTTGTTGGTGCGCTAACGGCTATCCCTTTTAGCATTTTTTACGGTAATAAAGTGCTCGGGGCCTGCTCTTTTTGCTGGATCCTTTCAAGCTTTGTTCAGGTATTCGTGAACGTTGCAATGCAGGAGCAAGAAGGTTTGCGCGATTTGATTGCAAAAGCGACTGAAGTAGAGAGCGATGAAAGCGAAGACTCGGAAGAAGAGTATTATCTTCTTCCGCCCATCACCATGAACTGACACCATGGAACCACTTGAGCTGACGAGCGCTCAATTATTTGAGATGGAAAAATTTAATAGAATTATTGATGCGACTTCGGATCTGCCCGGCTTGAAAAAAATTACCAAGCAATTGCTTCAAGCTTGGATGACGCAGCGGGCTGCAACAAGTTGGATCATGCGACAAAACATCACCACCGCATCAAAGTTTAATGGCTGACTATTGGCTCACCGTTCTGCTTGATCATCAGCGAACTTTTGACATTCGTGTTAGCGGAGAAAGCTTTTCAGAGGTTGTTGAAAAATATAAAACAAAAGACGGCCATCAGGTAATTGCCGTAAGGCCCTGCAGTAAAGAGGCTCCACAAAAGCCCGCCGGTGATTTTGCAGTTTGTTTTGATAGATTTCTTAGAGAGTTGGATGAAATGTCACTTGATCGACCAACATTGATTCAGCTCAAGGATAAACACCAGGCACTGAAGATCGTTGATCAACTCAGGACATCCAGTATAGGTATTAAAGGGTTTTCTGGTGCTTTTCAAAAAGCGCGCCTTGACATTGAAGCGGATGTTCTTCATGGCTTTTATGTTCTTGGCGTTCAGTTTTGCTGGCCGGGCGATCAAGCTCTTGCGGATTTTGATTTACTAAAAGGTCATGCCAGCTAAGTCGAGATCGAATGCTTATGCCGATCAAATGGCTGTGAAGAACCTGGGCTTACTTGCAAGCCCGGAGGTTCTTCAGAGGCTTAGGAGGCGATCTACGTCTTCTTTTGACGTTAAAGCAGCTGAAGCAAAAATCCTTGAAGATCTTTTGCCATATCAAAGAGTTTTTGTTACGGATTTTCAGCATAAATATGTAGGTTTTTGTGGGGGCTATGGCTCTGGTAAAACCTACTCCCTTGTGTGCAAGCAGTTGCTGCTGTGCTTTCGTTCTCAGGGGTTTACCCATTTGTTTCTTGAGCCGACAATCCCACTAATCGACGATGTTGCGCTTCCTACGTGGAACGCAGTTCTTGAAAAGTACGCGATTCCTCACTCTTTCAAGGTTTCGCCTAGGCCTGTATTCAAGCTTTTTCTTCCAGGGGGAGAAACGCCTGTTCTTTTGAGGTCGATGGAAAACTACGAAAGGCTTATCGGCGTAAACGCTGCTTCAATTGCCTCGGACGAAACAGATACAACGCGCCAGGAAATTGCAGAAAAGGCGATGATTAGGCTTCAGGGCCGCGTCAGGGTTGGGAACTGTCCGCAGATCGCTGCCGCATCCACGCCCGAAGGGTATGGATTTATGTATAGCTTTTTTGAAGAGCAAAAATCAGAAAACAAAAAACTTTACAGGGGCAAATCTGAAGACAATCCTCACCTTGATAAGAGCTTTGTCGAAGACCTTAAACAAAAGTATCATCCGCAGCTGGTCAAAGCCTATCTAAACGGTGAATTTGTAAACCTTGAGTCGGCGACTGTTTTTTACGAATTTAAGAGAGACAAGCACGTTTCTGGAATTTTCCTGCCAGAAAGAAATGAAAGGATTGTGTTTGGCGCTGACTTTAACGTTGGGCAATGTCACGCTGTCTATGGAGTTGTGAGGCCTGGGCAAAAGTCGCAAGAGCTTCACTGCTTTGCTGAGTCAAAAGTTTCTGATACATTCTCTCTGGTTACCCACCTTCAGCAAAAGTACCCCCATCACCTTTCGGCTGGCTTGATTACTTGCTATCCCGACGCAAGTGGAGCGCATGATTCCACTTCCTCAACTCAAAGTGATCACGAAATCTTGAGAAGCGCAGGAGTGAAAGTGGTCGCTGAGCGCAGAAACCCGCCAGTTGCAGAAACCCTTGCACATGCCAATGTTCATTTGCACAGGGATTTAATCAAGGTCAATCCGACCACTTGTCACGATACGATTACGGCAATGGAAAGATGGTCTTACGATTCAAAAACCTTGAAGCCGGCAAAAGGCGGTGCTACCGACTACTCCCATGCTGGAGACGCTTTGAGATACTTGGTCTGGCAGGTTTTCCAGCGAGCAGGGATGAGAGCTGGACATGGTGGGCGCTGGAGGTGATAGGATGGTCTGGCACTAGCGACTTTTCGGCGGGCAAGACAAGGGTCGCAAAACTTCGGTTGGGGGCTCCGAGTTTCTCGGGGCCCTTGTGCTATGGCTAATATCTCTTCATCCGGTTCCAAGTTTCATGTCTTCTATCGATCTGCCAAATTCAATTATTCTTGCCGCAGACGATCTGGCAATTCCATTTGACAGGAGAGAGCCAGAGACAGAAAGGGTTTACAGTCAAGTAAGTGATGTAGACGCATACTCAATAGATCAAGCCGAGCAAGTTTCGCGGATCCTGCCAATCAGGTTTTGCACTCTGCCGGAATTTTACTTGGATGAGGCAGTCGATAATTACATTCCAAGGGATTACAAAGAGCATGAGCGAAGCTACGATGTTCGTAGAACGCGAGCAATGACATGCTTTGAACCGTTCTATTCGCATTACGTTGACATTATTGTTGGTACAGCGCTGAGAAAGGGTGTAGTTTTGCCTCAAGACCTCACGGAAGAGTGGGAACGATTCTTTGAAAACGTAAACCTTGAAGGAAAATCAATTACGTCATTCGCTAAAACTCTTTTTACGGAGGCCTTGAATGGTGGCGTAGCCGGATTGATGGTCGATTATCCGCGGGTAGTCACTCAGGATAAAGCTGCTCAACGCAAAATGGCCCTTCGGCCATATTTTACCATTATCAAGGTCGATGATATTCTTGACTGTCGTTACGCTAACGGACCAATTGAAATCAACGGAATTACCTCGTTTGAAACAAAGGTCACCTACCTCAGGATTAAATCTGAGATTAGAAGGGCGAGTCCTGATAATGAACATTTTGAAGAGGTCGTTCCGACGGTTGTCGTTTACGATATTCCTGAGCCAGGCTCCAGGGTGAGAGTCAGGATTTTTGAAAAAAGCACTTCAGGTGGGCCAAACAACTATTTCTCTCCCGAAGGAGGTACAACGTATCTTTCTATCAATTACATTCCATTCGTTCCCTGTTACGGCGGCAAAGAAGAGGCCTTTTGCCGTGCTCGACCGCTTCTTTATGACATTGCAAGGCTTAACTTGCATCACTGGGCAACGTCTTCTGACCTTGCTGAAACAATTCACCTTAACTCTTCTCCGTTGCTGACTGGAACTGGCGTAAGGCCGGACGATGAAATTTACTCCGGTTCGGGCCGCAGTCTCTTTAGTCAGAATGAAAATGCAAGGTTCGGCATGGTCTCTCCAGGCATGGACGGAGCTGAGACAACGCTGAAAGAGCTTGCCAGGATTGAGAGTGCAATGGATAGGCTTGCAGCTATTGCGATCGCTCCCGGCAAGAGCCAGGTTGAATCTGGATTTGCTAAGCTTCTCGACCGATCTCAGTCTGATTCGCAGCTTGCTGTTCTTGTTGGGATGCTGCAAGATTGCTTTAACAGGGCGATTTGGTATGCGTCTGGCTATAGAAGTGATTCCTATCCCGTGATCAAGGTCACCATTAGCAAGAACTTCATTCCAGCGAAGCTTCACAGTCAGCAGGTAATGGCAATCAACTCCCTTTACAAGGATTCGGAGGCGATTCCGATTGGCACTTTCCTTGAAATGCTTGAAGCCGGCGAAATGTTTGAGGGAATGCACGGATTTAATGTGAAAGTTTTGCTTGAGAAGATGGGGCTTACAGGTTCTGAGCGAAGGTCAGAAATCTTAAAAGCCTCGTCTGGTTCGGATGAAGTCAATCGTCGTATTTACGTTGAGTCGGCCCATGATGAATCGCTTGCCACCGGCGCCGGAGGAGAACCGGCCGAGGGATCCATTGAAACACCCGAGCAATGAAGTAGGATCAACGTGGTGACGCAATCGTTTTATGTCGAACCAGGAAAACCAGTCAATCGAAGAGCTGCAAGCCAAGCTGCAGGAGAGCGAGACAAAGCTGAAAGCCCTTGAGCGCACAAAAGCGGGGCTTCTTGGCGATCTGCAAAAACGCAAAAGCGTTGAGCGTCTGGCCAAGGCCGCCGGCATTGATCTGTCCGCCGAGGACTTCGAGGATCAGTTGGTTGGACTGCTGTCGTCCAGGTCGGCGACTCCAGTGGCACAGGCTCAGGAAGCCCCATCCCAGCCTGCTGGAAGCCCCTCTGATTCGGTCGCGAAGCGTTCTGCCGAGTCAGCACCTGCCTCGCCTTCTAGCGCCGTTGAGGAGGCGATGCGGGCGCAGCTTGCCTCAATGCAAAAGCAGATGAATGACCTGAACGAAAAGCTCAAGCAAACAGAAAAAGAAAAGCATCAAGAGCGGCAAGCCAGGCTTGATGAGTACAAGCGCTCTGTCGTTATGCAAGAACTTGAAAAAGCTGGATGCAAGCGACCCGCTCATGTGTACGCTTTGCAGGGCAAGCAGTTTCGACTGCTTGATGACGGAGAAACCGTTGTCTACGGTCCAGAAGAAAACCCCGTCAACGTTGGCGACGCTATTAGCAACCTGGAAAAAGATGATGAGTATTCAATTTACTTTCCGGGTGTTGTTGCCACTGGTTCAGGGCTTCCCAGTTCTCGGTCTTATGCGCCTGTTAGCGAAAATCCTTTTATGAAGTCAACCGCTAACGCTACTAAGGCATCTGAAATCGTTGGTCGTGACCGTGCATACGCTCAACGACTTGTTCAGCAAGCTCGCGCTCGTGGTGATCTTGATCCGATTTTGGCGCGAATTGTCGGTTACTGACGGTCTGTAAATCGCTGCTGCTCTTGGACGCTTCCAGTACCGCGGTGCGGAAGCGTCTTATATTATAGATAGATCGTAAAATCTTGTCAGCGCATTTTCACTAGCCACCCTTGGCTAGAGTCCTCGTGTGACGAGGAGCCGCCATGCCACTTAAAAAAGGAAAATCTCAGAAAGCAATTTCTAAAAACATTTCAACACTTCGTAAAGAGGGCCGACCAGAAAAGCAGGCAATTGCGATCGCCTATTCGATGGCTGGCAAAAGCAGGAAGAAGTCTAAAAGGAGTAAAAAGGAGATGAAGAAATGAGGGCAAAAAACGTTCCAACAAACAAAGCTCTGTACGCTCGGGTCAAGCAAGAGGCTAAGCGTAGGTTTCAGGTTTATCCAAGCGCATACGCAAACGGCTGGTTGGTTCGAGAGTACAAGAAGCGCGGCGGCAAGTATCGGGTAGCCGGAGGAAAAACAAGTGGCTAAACGAGGTCGCGGTAATCTTGGCAGGTGGTTCGCCGAAGAGTGGGTTGACATTAAGACCGGCAAGCCCTGTGGTAGGCAAACCGGCGAAAAGCGAAGAAGTTATCCGGCATGTAGACCGTCAAAACGTGTTTCGAGTGAAACACCAAAAACAGCTTCTGAGCTTTCCGAGAAAGAAAAGCAAAAGTTTAAGCGTAAAAAAATAAGTTCCAAAAAAATTGATTATCAGCATAAGCGTAAAAAATCTCGTTAATTTTGGTCATGGCACAAAAACCAATCAAAAAGAAGCGCAAGACAGCCGCTTTTTACGCAAGCAACCCTGAAGCTCGCAAGAAAAAAGCAGCATATGATAAAAAGTACCATTCTACGCCAGAACGCAAAAAGTATCGCGCAGAATTGCTTGCTGAGCGTCGAAGAAGGGGAATTGATGGCAAGGGTGGTGATGATGTGAGTCATGTTGCCGGTGGTGGCTTTATTAGGGAAAACCCGTCAACCAATAGGGCAAGAAACGGTCACGGCAACAATCGCAGGCTTGCTCCTAGGCGTCGTCGTAGGGCCGCCTGAACAACTGCTAGCCTGCCAATAGCGATGGCATCAACTCAATGGCAATCCCCGATCGAGTCAAGAACAAAATGAAAGAGCTTGGCTTGTCAGGAGTAAACAAGCCCAAAAAGACTCCTGGCCATCCCACAAAGTCTCATGTAGTAATGGCAAAAGAGGGAGATACCTACAAGGTGGTCAGATTTGGTCAACAAGGTGTTGAAGGAGCCGGGAGCAATCCACGAACCGAAGCTGAAAAAGCAAGGCGCCGGAGCTATTACGCTAGGCACAATGCACAGGGTGCGCCCACATCCAAGCTTTCTGCAAAGTATTGGAGCCATAAAGTGAAGTGGTAATCATGTGCCTCTGATTCGGTTACCCCTTGGCGATTGTCATTTACGTCGCAAATTTCGCGTAAGTGATGGCTTGTCCATTTAGTCTCGGGGTTTAGCTATCCTCCTCGTAGAGCCACGCCCCATCTCAATGACTGTCTCTGGCGCCTACCGATCCTCTACCAACATGCGTGGCGGCCAATCCGCCACCGTTGTTGATGAAGTTCTGACTTCCATCGTGCTTTGTGGTCGCAGCCTGAAAAACTGGACCTTCATCCTGAATGATGCCTTCACGAAGGCTCAACTGGATGAGCTTCTTGCCTCGGCTCCGACCGTTACTGGCACCAAAACCATCAACGCTCTGACTACTGCTGGCTGGGCAGCAATGAATGGCGGTCAAAAAACTGCAATGATTGCAGCTTTCCTTGCAAAAGGCTACGTGCTGACTCCTGATCCCTGATACGCAATCAGGTTTTACTTGTAGCACCTATTACTTAATGCCAGCATTTTTGATGCTGGCATTTTTATTTGGTTAGACGAGACTGTCAGAGTCAGTCCACCTGCAGAACTCGACTTCTTTGGCTATTATCCAGGCAAGAGAGGCAGTGCCTCGCAGCAATGGCAGCAGTGCTGTGAAGCTGAACCAACAATGGTAACCACTTAACCACTTTTCGCCTCTCCGACCATGCTTCTCGCAGGTGTCCCCCTCATTCCTGAGCTGTTTTTTGATTACCAGCAGGAAGAGATTCGCGACAAGAACGCTCTTGTCACCTCTGGTCTGATGACCACGAACGCCGCAATTCAGGCTGAATTTGACAAAGGCGGCAAAACGGTTGATCTTCCGTTTTACGGAGATCTGACCGGCGACTCGGAACTTGATTCCGATGTCACCCCTTCCAACCCCACGGAAATTGCTGGTGACCTTCAGGTTGGCGTCCGCAACATGCGGCGCAAGAGCTGGAAGTCCAGCGACCTGGCGGCCGATCTCTCTGGCAGCGACCCCTCTCAGGCAATTGCTCGTAGCACGGGCCGTTACTGGATCCGGGACATGCAAGTCGTTGCTCGAAGCATTCTCAGCGGCCTGTTTGGTACTGGCGGTCCGCTTGCCACTAGCCACGCTGTTGGCAGCAACTCAACGGCCCTTTCTCCCGGCCTGATGGTCGATGGTATTGCCAAGCTTGGCGATGCTGGAGATGAGCTGACAGGCGTAATGATGCACTCTGCAATTTATTACGCTCTGATGAAGCTTGACTTGATTGTCCCGGCTTCTACAACGTCTCAAATTGATTCTCGACTGTCCGAACAGGCTCTCGAAAAGGGGACTTACTACGGCCGTCCGGTTTTTGTTGACGACAAGCTTCCTTTCACGGCTGGCGCTGGGCCGTCCGGTCAGACGGTTTACGACACGTTCTTCTTTGGTCCTGGTGCATTTGCTTACGCAACCGCGAAGGCAAAATCGCCTGTAGAGACTGATCGCGACAAGTTTTTGGGGATTGACTTTTTGATCAATCGCGCTCATTACCTTGTCCACCCGAACGGTGTAAGCTGGCGCGGAAATGCTGCTCAAAACAGCCCCACCAACGCCGAGCTTGCGACTCCCACCAACTGGGTCAAGGTGTTTGATGACGATCGGAACATTCGGATTACCCGGATGCGTTCTTACGTTTCCTGATCCACTTGAATCGGTGACTCCGCTTAACGAGTATCAAGCTCGCTAGGCGGAGTTTAATTCACTTATCTGACAAACCATGAGTGCTGGTACTTTTCGGATGCGGCGAGAAGCCGCTGAACGTGCGGCCATCGAAGCCGCCAAGGCAGTCGAAGCGGCAGAGGTGATTGAAGCTGTCAATGCAGCTGAGAGCAAAGTTTCGGGGTCAGCTGAAAATGCGGACAACGCTAATGAACTCTCGAAGAATCCTGAAGAAGCGCCCACCGCTGTCAAGGTCAAACCCAAAGTTGTTTCGCGACCCAACTGAAGCAGGTAGTTAGTTATGGCCTTTGTCTCGACATTGGGAGCGTCTGACGCTAATTCCTACCTGTCTGTAGCAGAGGCCGCTACCGCTTTGTCAGAATTGCCAGCAAGCACGGGTGTTACAGCCTGGCTGGCGTTGACTAATACACAAAAAGAGCAAAGCTTGGTTGGCGCCACCATGGCGGTCAACCCCCTGCAGTGGAAGGGGCAGCCCGCATCGAGTGAGCAAAGCCTGGCATGGCCAAGGCGCATTGTTGCTGATTATTATTACGCACCGGATGATGAGCTTCCGGTAGACTTCAAGGTAGCAGTCGCTTACATGGCTGCGTTTTTGGGTACTACTGGCGGTTACACTGGTATTCCAAATAGCGATGGCGGTTCAACTCGCTATGAAACGAGCCAGTACGAAGAGGTGACACTGGGCGGAACAACAAATGGCCTAACCGTTAAGTTTGATAAAGATAGAATGTCCCAGACTGGAATGCTTTTTATTCCACCTTTTTCGATGGATATTTTTATGAGGTATATGATTCGTGGTGACTTTTATCAGCCAAAAGTTAGGCGCGAATCAACGGCCAGGGTCGGGTTCAGCGGCTTCACCTCAAGGCAAAGGCCATCTGCCGTGCGCTACATCAACGGGCAGCTTTGGCCCTATGGTGGAAGCTGGAGCAACAGGTTCTAGCCATGTCACTCGTAGACGTTGTATTTGGAAGTTTGCCCAAGCCATTGATCGATCAATGGGGGATAGACATTGTTTATCTCAAAGCATCAGAGCATCAAAATTATGACCCCGTGTCTGGGACGGTTCTTGGTATTGTCAGTGAAATTCCGGCAAGAGCGCTTATCGTTGAGCTGACCCCAAAAGAAAGGGAAGGCTTTTATCAGCAGCGAGTTGTCAAATTCATGCTTCCTGCTGTTTACTTGGGAAGTTACTACCCGCAGTCAACGGACTCGATTCGCTACGCAGAGGCAGGCGTTTCTCGCACGGCTAAAATCGTTGACCAAGAACAGTATCGCGGTGACAACCCGATCATGCACGCGCTTATTGCGAGGGTTAGCTAAATGCCACGAAACATTAGGCGTGGTCGCTTCAGCGGAAGCCGAGGAGGGATGGAGAAATCCATCTCTCAGCAACTCGCAAGAGGTCTGGCAAGAGAGCTGAGCAAAACCGTCAGAAACACTGCTGTTCAAATATGTAATGGGCTTTCAGAGGCGGGACCAGGTTGGACCGGCACATTTTCAGCTTCCTGGGATGTTATTCCCTCTGGTGGCACTCCGCGTAAGCGTAGGATTCCAGAGCTTTCTACCGTCTACGAATACACCTACAGGAATTTTCCATTGAAAATTTTTGAGCCATCAATTTTCGATGCGTTAATAAAAAGCAGTGGTATTACTTGGGAAATAGTAAATACGACAGACTATGCAGATCAGGCCCTTGACATGAGTGAAGGGAATTTTTACCGTCCCAATAGTTTTCCGGTTCAGCAAATCGTAAAAGAAGGTTTTAGACCATACAATTTTGCGGATAAGTATCAAGAAGAGCATTATAGGTGGCAGATTAGCGATGGTCCTAGGTTTGACTCGAAGGGCAACCCCGTCGAGCCTGATTCTGCTATCACAGCTAAAGCGGATTGGTTTGAAACCTATGGCTTGGGTGGTGGTCTTCAGCGAGACATGGTTCGCAGCATGAGAATTGAAGTAAGAGGCTCAGCGCAATGAACTATCAATCTATTCGAGCGACAATTGAAGCTCCTCTTCTGACGGCTTACAACTCCCAGGTACCGCCTGTTCCCGTCTATTTTGACAATGTGACGGCAGTTCCACCGGATCCACCCAAGGAATACGTTAGAGTCAATATTACTTTTGGTTTGACAACTGAGCCGACCCTGGAAACCTCTCTTGATTACGCTAGGGGCGCTCTAATTATCAGGTGTTTTGCGCCAAAGAGCAATGGTCCGGCAAGGTGCCAGCAAATGATTCGTCTAGCAAAAGAGGTCATTGATACGTTAAACTCAACTAGAAAGACCACCGACTCTACCTATGTTCGCATAGGTAGAATAACAGGGCCGGAATTTCAGGCCCCAGAGAATTTTCCACATTTCCTTGGCAAGATTAACGCTAGCTGGCAGGCTAGTCCGAAATAATCGCTAACCTGTCTTTAGCTGGGCAGTGCCCGCAAAGCCGCTACCCCCTGACTCCCGATGTCCACTGTCCTGTCTGGCGTTTCTGGCGCCTTCTACTACAAACCGGCCGGAACAACCGCAACCTTTGGCGAAGCCGATGTTACGGAAGGGTCCGATAGCATCAATGTTGGTGCAAATTTCAACTTTAAGCCCGGTGATCCGGTTCAGTTCCGCTTTCGCAACACTCAAACAGGCGCACTGGGGACCGGGACTCTTCCGGCTGGCTTGTCTACTGCGACCAATTACTACGTTGTTTCGTATAGCACGAGCACTGGAGCACTGACCGTTTCGGCAAGCGCCAATCTTACTCCTACACTGGACATTACTGACAACGGAACACTTGCTTCTCCCAACAAATTCGAGGTTCATTACGCGTCTTTTGCGGCTGTTGCAGAAGTGCGTGACTGGAGTCTTGAGATTTCTCGGGCGGAGATCGATGTCACGACAATCGGCAAGACGTTGGGGCAGTTCGTTCCCTTCCGCTCTTACATTTCCGGCTTCGGCGATGCCAATGGCACCGCTAATGTGTACATGACCGATGAAGATTCTGCGCTGAGCAATCGAATCATTCAGGACGTGCTTCTTCGTAAGCAAACAGGTGCGGCGATGAAGCTTTATGTTGAGCGAATTGAGTCGGGTGGCACCGTAAACGAAGCCAAGAGCCGATCAATCGAGCTTGATGTCACACTGACATCTGCTTCGCTTAATATCAACCCTGACGACGCACAGTCGGTTGCGATCAACTTCCGTCCTTCTGAGTCTGTCAATTTCGATTTCGCTACTACCTGATTCTCCGACTCGGTAGCAAACACCCGTTTCACAATGCCCCGTTTCGACGGGGCTTTTGTCATGCCGCTTCCGTCCCTGCCGGTTCAGAAAAACTTTATATACCAGCGCAGGGCGGACCTAGTTGTTCGTTTTGCTTTTAAGTACCAAAATGTGGCGGTCAATATGACCGGCTACGTTGCTTACGGGTCTATCTGGAACTTTGACAGGTCTACAAAATTTCAAGACCTAATTTTGACCTGGACTGATCAGGCTGGCGGTATTCTTGAAATGAAGCTTCCATTCGCTGGAACGCTTTTACTGCCAGAAGAGTGTCCATACGACATAATACTTGTATCACCCAGTGGGTTGAGACAGTATTACATCGAAGGGATTTTCTACGAAAGCGAAGGTTACGCAACCCCTCCACAGCCATGACAGTTGATCTGATTGAGGTTCAGGTTCCTGGGCCGCAGGGGCCGCCAGGATCTCCTGGAACGCCTGTCTACGGCCAGGCCAGCAGGGTGACTGCGGGAACGATTTCCGTGGCCGCACAGGACGTTTATCAAGCCACTGGGCTGGCGGCGACGTTTGACTTGACTACCGCTGCTGGGGTTGCCTTGGCAACGGTCAACACCTTTGGATTGCGCAATGTATCTGGATTTACAAAAATTTTTCGCGTTTACGGAACTATTGACGGAAAAGCTGGCAATAATGAAGTCATTGGAATTAAATTAGCAAAAAACGGGGCAGCGATTAGCGAAACTGAATGCAGGGCTTTTAGCGGGAGTAGCAATCAAGAAGCGAAGCTCGTTACAAGTTGGCTGATTCAACTTGCGAACCTTGACGAAGTTTCGTTGTTTGTTGCTAATCATAGCGGGAGTTCTCAGATCACCTTCAGCCGTGGTAGGATTCTGATGTCTGCCGTGAACTGACGCTGTTGTCATTCGGCGGGCCTTGCCAATCTCGTACCCCAAATGACTACCACTTCGACAGCTGCTGCATCCGGTTCTAGTCGAGCAATCGACATCCTGGCAAAAGCCGCCAACTTCACTCCAATTCGCCAGGAGATTATTCTCGCTAGTGGAGCTGAGTTTGTTTTTTATGCAGCTCCTCTTACAGCATCCGAGCGGGAGAAAGCGCAAAAAAACGCCAAGACAGACAGCACAAATGAATTTGCGCTTCAACTGTTGATTATGAAAGCGCTGGATGAAAACGGCGAACGCATTTTCAAGGCTGGCGACATTCCCCGCATCAAAAACGACATTGAAGACGAGGATCTTCAAAAATTGATCATGGGCGTCCTCAAGCCTCGTGGCGAGGACGGCGATCAACAGCCTGACTCCAAAAGTAATCGAGAGTGAGCTAGAGGCTGACGAAAGGCTTTATTATCAGCTTTCGCTAGCCGAAGCGCTGCATTGCACTCTTTACCAGTTAAAGAGCATTGTAACAGAGGAAGAAATGCAGCTCTGGGCCTGCTATTTCTCTATTAAGGCCAAGCGCCAAAAACGAGAAATGGACAAAATCAAGCGCGGTTCTGGCGCCCGGTAGCCGTCCTTGTGGCGGCTTTTTTCTGTCCTTAGCTAGACTCTGGCCACAGGGAGATTGCCACCGTGGCCAGCGTTCAAGCGAATATCGATCTCGTTGTTAGGGGCTCGAACGCTGTAAACAGGCTGATCGAAGATGTAAGCCAGCTTGAAGGCGCTGTTAGAAAAGTAAATAGTAGAACGCTTGATATAGCGTCAAAAACAATTAACTCTGAAATCAAGAAAGTTGCAGAAACAATACAAAACCTTGGTGCGTCTGGCGAGGCCTCTCGACTTACAAGGCAGCAGGAAAGCGCTGTCAACCAATTAACTAAGGCGCAAAATCGTTTCAACAAAGCTGTTGAAGCGAGCGCTCGTGCAGAACAACAGCTGATTGAAAGAGGTCAGCGACGTACAAAGTCTGACAGCCAAGCGCAAAGAAATATTGAAAGCACTCTAAACAGAAACAGGGCTGCCGCTAGAGCTGCTGCAGACGAAATTCGCACACTTAATACAGCTATTGCCAGTACCGGGCGTCAACTGGCCTCAATGAGGAAGCTCTCAATAGGGGCGGACATACCAAAAATACGAGAACTGATAAACCTGAATGAAGTTTCAGCTACTCAAAGAGCGGTTCGAGTCCTTGCGCAAGAGTTTAACAGGCTTGGTGATTCGGCTCGTGCTAGCGCAGCCGAGAACAGCCTGTCAAGAACGATTCTACCAAAGGAAACGCAGGAATTTTCCAGACTAGCAAATCAGCTAGAAGAAGCGCGAAAGAGGGCTCAGCAGCTTAAAAACCAGCTTTCTCAACTGAGACGGCAAAGGACTGTCGCTGATCCAGGGAGCGGGAGTATTGAGATAAATGGCGATGACCTGGAAGAGCTTCAGCGACAGTACGAGGCGCAACAAAGGATCAGGCTGCGAAACCAGGAGATTGAAGCTCGCAACGAAAAAATAAAACGAGAAAGGCCCAAGCTTGGTGCCCAGCTTCGCCAGGAGAACAATCTAATAGCTCAGCTTGAGATGCAGGCTTTGTCTTCAGGCACGGCAGTGCTTGATTTGCAGCAAAAGCTTGCCAGCTTGGCTGAATTTCGCTACAGAGACGAGCCAACAACCGGCCTAAAGATTTCTCTTAATCAAATCCAGGCGCAGGCGGAGTCTCTTGCCCTGGTCGCGAACAACTCTAGTATTGCGTCAGCCTCTTTTAGGCAGTTTACCGTTGCCGCTGAAGTTGCGTCAGTAAAGCTTGCCAGGGCGCAGCAAAGCACGTTTGCAGCGCTTGCTGCTGGGCTTTCTGGCACTGACGGCGAAGCCCCGGAGGGGCTAAGGCAAAACATGGGCGGAGCCAGAGGTATTGTCAGCCAGCTCATTGCTGATATTCCGGGACTCACGAGAAGCGAAGCAGCCCTAAACGCTCATATACAGCTTTTGACCAAGATCAGGACTATCTTGCCATTTTTGAGTCTTGAGTATAGGGCTGTTGAGGAAGCTATAGCCGGATTGACAAATGAACTTGAAGGCGTTGGACTGCGGGGTCAGACACCAAAGATTGATCCTGGGGCTGCTGACAGAGCTGCGCGTCAGGCTAAACGCAACCAAGACGCAGTAGACAGAAAAACTGCGGCAAATAACGCTCTTTTGCGTCGGCAACAAAATATTAAAGATTCGATTAACGAGTCGGATCTCGATCAAGAGCAAAAAAGAAATTACCTTAACCAGCTGGATCAAGCAGCGAAAAGGCTTGCTGAAGATCGATTGTATCTCGCAAAAGATACTACTGCGGCTATTGAGGATCAGGTTAAAGCGGCGATTAGGCTTGGCAAAGCGCTCACCCCCGAGGGCAAAAGCAAAGAAACACTTAGGAAGGATCTTAAATATGATCAGCAACTTTCTAGTGTTAAGGCTGGCTATAAAAATGCTGAGGATGCTGCCGCTAGGCTTCAAAAGATACTTGAGAGTCTCAAAGGGAGGGGAGTATCTGTTGATCAGATATCAGCTAATCTCCAACAGTTAATCACAGAATCAAAAGAGAGAAAAACTCGCGCAGATCAACTTGGTGTTGACCTTGGTGAACGGGAAGTAAAATTACTGCTTCAGCAGGTAACCGCTATTCAGCGTCTGACCCAGTTTACGCTTAGAAAGCATGACGTGCAGGCGGACATCAATACCCTGGGTGAAAGTTTGCAAAAAACTGAATTGAATCAAACCAAGAAACTTGAGATTCAGAAAAAATTGGAAATGGCTAGTAATGCGCTAGCTAAAGAAGACTTGGAATATGCCAAGCAGCTGACAAGAGAGATAGATAAACAAATTAAGTTACAGCTTTCAGCAGATCCAGACGCCAATGCACGCAGGGCCAGGAATAAGCAAGATGCGATAGACAGGCGTGCCGCAAACGAAGTGGCAATTACTCGCAGGCAGGCAAACATCAGGAAAACAATACTTGAATCAGACCTTGACCAAGAAAGAAAGCAGGAGTTTCTTAAGAGGTTGAACAGAGCCAGGTCCTTGGTCGCTGAGGGGAGCCTGTACCTCGGTAGAGAGGCTACTAACGCACTTAAAGAGCGGGTTGATTCAGCGGTTAAGTTAACAAGAGAAGCAGATAAACAGATTGAAAAGCAAAAAGTGTTGCGAGCAGAGATAATCGACTCTGGAAAAGCGCAGCGTAGTCAACTAGAGGTCTTGAAAGATATTGGCAATCGTTATCAAATTGCCGAAAGGGCTGGCGTGGCCTTTGGACCAGAAAAAACAAGGCTAGAAACGCTGACTAGGGTAATGGAAAGCGGATTCACTGGAGGTAAAAAGTTTCCGGTAACACCCGAAGCTACAAAAGCCGTTGGAAGCCTGATCGGAGAATTCAGAAGGCTTGAAACCTTCCGCACAAATCAAGCCAAGGTTACTGGTGCGTTTGCAGGCCGGGGAGTGCCACAAGATCCCGCATTAGTGCAGAGCAAGCAGATCGGCTTCCTGCTGGATCTGCAAAGGTCTTATGCGAAAGAGAAGGCTAAGGGTGTCCAGCTGTCTTCACAGGAGGTTCAGCTGAATGAAACGTTGAAAGACCTGATGGAGGGTCGAGTAGAGGCGAACCTTAAAAATGTCGCGGCTACTGGTGTTAGTATTAAGTTTTTCAGGAATCAGCTCACTCAGCAGGTTCTGCAAGCAAAGGCGGCTGGCCTGTATCAATCTGGGTCCGGTGTGTCCGAGGCTGTTGAAACTAGGCTGCGTCGAGTGTCGGGCCTTGCTTATGGAGCCCTGAACGAAATTACGTCGCTAGAGAAACAGGGGTTGGACTTGGCTTCCAATCGTCTTGTTGTAGAAGAAGCTATATCAGAAGTTAAGAAAATTCAAGAAAACATTGAAAAGGGGCAGGCCAGCGGAGCCATGGATGAGCTGGGTATTCTTAAGGATCAGCTTTCTGTTGTAAGGCAGCTCAACAAAGACGCAAAAAATATGCTTGGAGCTGGGTTGCTCCCCGGTGCCGGACTGAAAGCAAGCCTGAATGAAATAGCGGAGTCCAAAAAAGAAGCAGAAAGCTTCTTGGGCAAGATGTCGCCGGAACAAGCCATCGACAAGGTTGTTCGTGCCTTCAATGCTGATGATCTTGGGTCTGGGGCTGGCAATGGTGAAAAAGAAGCCAAGGCAGCCGCAAGCGCGGCAGACAATTTTGTAAATAGCTTTGTAAGCAGGATTTCAGCTGGTACGACGAAGGTCACTAAGGCAATGACCAACCTTGGTACAGCTGTTGTCAAGTCGTTTAATGCGCGACTTCGTTCAAATAGTCCTTCCAAAGAGGGAATGGACTCTGGCGACAACTGGATAAATGGGCTGGTGATCCCGCTTGAAACGGGATTGGTAAAAATTAAACAGTTGTCGAAGAAACTTGGCGAAGCCATGATGTCAGGGGTTAGCAGTCAAGGCGAAATTGAAATACCGCGTCAAGCTATTTCAAAACTGAGGTCAGATGCAGACGCGGAGTACAGGGGTAAAAAGGCGTCATACATCTTCAGTATGGCTGACACTTTCCTGGATCCAGCCGACAGTAAAAAACGAAGAGACTACGAAGACGTAGCCCCAGAAATTGTCAATTCAATAAGACAAAAGGGACAGGTTGTCAACCTGGAGAGAATATTCGGCGAAGAAGCTATGGGTAAGTTTGATAATGCTAGTGTTACTGGTTTTCGACGATCCGACGAACAGGATCTTCTATTGAAAATGGCGCGAGTCCTCGGGTCCGCTTACGGCATCCCTGAGGGTGCGGCTCCTGCACTTTCCGAGCTTGTCAAAGGCAGTGGCCAAGGATCAAAAGGAGTATTAACCAATCTTCAAGGAGAAGTGCAAAAAGTTGAAAAACAAATCAAAGATTTTGTTAAATTCGTGAAAAGCGCTGATTTTAGCGCAGCCCATGATGAAGCAGCTGCCTTGAAAGAGCTAAGCAGAGCACTTGAAGAAGACTTGGGCAGAGTTGCGGACATTATTCAGTCGGCTCCTGCTGACGACATCGAGAAATCGGCCAAAGAGCTAGCCGCTAGCCTGCAATCGCTTTCGACCAAGCTTTCTTCGACTCGTTATTCGAGGGCGGGCTCTTATGAGTTACCACCAGCCGCATTGCCGCCAGCACCTCTGCCTCCGGCGCCGCCTGCGCAGTCCCCAGGGCTGGCGCAAGCGCTGAATCGTGGCTCTTCCTCTACCTCACCCCCGCTGCCATCCGATCTAGCGAGAACACTGAGTCGCGGTCCTTCTTCCGCTTCAGCACCGCTGCCATCCAATCTGACAGGGGCAGTGAATCGTGCCTCCTCTCCGGCTTCGTCTCGGCTGTCCTTGGGACTGCCTGGAATGCGAAATCCTCAACCCTCTTCTCCAGCAAGCGGGATTGGGTCTGGCCTTGGTGGAGTTGGCGGTGGCTCCGGTGGAAGGGGCAGCGGCCGTGGGGCTGGCGGAATGGGTGGCGCTGGTGGGGCTGGCGATGAAATGAACAATGTTGAGCAGGCTGCTAGAAGCGGAGCCGAGGCGCTGCTTGGACTGAGGCAGCTCAAGGCTCCTTCAAAAGCCACAATCGCAGAGCTGAAGGCATTGAGCAATGCTCTTGAAGGAATCAGGGTGAGCCTCAATCCATTGAAGCCCGGTGCCAAGAAGCTTGACGCGCAGCTTCGTAACGCTTCCGCCAGAATTGAAAGAAATCTTGCGTCAAGGGATCCTGGCGCAGACTTTTTGACAAGGACGACCAGGGATCCCAGGACTGCAAATGCGATCAGCGAAGGCTTGATCGGCGGCATATTCCCGCTGCTGTTTGGCCAAGGTGTTGGAGCTTCGGTTTTTGGTGGAGCTGGCGGTGCAGCTGGTGGCTTCCTCGGTGGCGGCCTTGGCTTCGGCTTGTCCCTTGCTGGGACTGCATTGGGCGCAATTTTTGATCAACTCGCCCAAGCTGCGCAAGAAACGGGTAAATCCCTGAATTACCCAATTGAAGGCTTCGAGAAACTTAAGGAAGCCAACCTGTTTTCTGGCAGGGCTCAGGAATATTACATTTCCAAGCTAATTGAAACGGGTCAAACGGGAAGAGCGACAGCAGAAATCCAAGCTCAAATGATTAAAAAAATTGGCGTCACGGGCGTCAATGACTTAATGGATCTTGGAGAAGCTTCTTCTAATCTTGGTAAGAACTGGGCTGAACTTAACCTGCAGTTGCAAGCTGCTCTTGCTGGGCCGTTATCTGGGTTGCTGGAGTGGGCTGCAGATGTTGTTGCACTTCAAAATAAAGTATCAAGAACTCAAAGTCTAATACGAGACATATCGGCAGGGCTAAGCGGCAAGACAAAAGAAAGTTTTGAGAAAGGAATTGATGAAATTAACAGACGTGAGCAAATAGGCAACTATTTTGGGTCTGCTTTTAATGGGATTAGCCCATCCGAGGCCTTGAAAATGAGGCAGGCTTTGGCGCAATTTTACGCGCCGGCAGCAAAGCTGCCAGTACCAAAAGAAGCAAAAGAAGACTTTGAGGCTCGACAACGAGCAATTCAAGCCCAGCGCCAAATCGCAGATGAAATTAAATCAGCGTATCGAGAAGGCTTCCAACTTCAGCAGCAGATCATCGATCTGGAGCGCAAGCAGATCGATATTCGCAGAAGGATAGAAAATGAAATCTTCGCTAGACGAGAGCAAGTTCTAAGGCTCCAGATTGACAATGATCGTAAGCGGGCTCAAGTTGCAATAGACATGGTTGATCTTGAGTATCAACGTAGAATTGCAAATGAAGAGGGTAGGGCCGCACAGGTTTTGGCTGCAGAAGCAGAGCTTGTGAAGGTTCGCGCTCAGGGCGAGGCTGACATGGCTTCGGCTAGGAAGATACTTGAGCTTGACATCACAAGACAGCAGAGGGAGACGCAGAACTATATTTACAACCTTGAGAGAGAAGCTGAGTCGATGCGTCGTGAGACGCTTGGCCTTGAAATGCAGATACTCGATTACAGGCAGGAAATTGAAAGGAAAATACAAGATAGGCGTTTAGTTGCGATTGCCCAGGAGGCCGCTGCCTTGCGCGATGCGGCAAGTGGAGCCGGGGCTGGAGCTGGAGCCGGGGCTGGAGCTGGAGCCGGGGCTGGAGGGAGAGGTGCTGGCGGTCTTGTTGTTGGTGGCGCATTTGACACTGGCCTGAGAACAGGGCCTTCAGAGTTCATCGGTGGCGGCGCTTCGTATCACCAGGATTTAAGTTTTGGTCCTACCGTTACTTTGGCGGAGCAAAGAAAACTGATATTGGAACTGGCAAGCGCCTATGAAAAAATGGGCAAGCAAATTGTGCTTTCCAATGCAGCCGTATATGGCATGGTATTTCCGTTAAGGGGGACAGTTGCACAGCAGAATGAATGGATTCTCAGGGGTCAAGCAGCGCATCGATCCAGGAACAACGGCCGAGGAAGAACTGCACTTGACTTTTACGCTGTTAATGCGGGAGAGTCAACCTGGAGTCAATCCGCTGTAAACGCAGCGATGTACGCACCTATAGTTCAGGGTGGAAGGGTTGAATACGGCTCAGGTGGGCCAGCTGGAGCACAAATAACAGCCTATCAAGATGGAAGGAAAATATATACCTTGATGCACGGGGATACCCGCAGAACCCCGCCAGCCAACAGGAGAATGCCGGAAATTCAAGGTGCAGCGCGCCCCGTGACAGCTCCCGCAGGCCCAGGTGGATCAGAGATTGAGCAACTTGGACGTGCGCGCAATCAGATCATGGGCAGGCTCCAGCCCCCGCAATTCCCGTCTGGGGCGGGCGCAGCGATGACCGCCCTTGACAGACAGGAGGAGGCTCTTAGGCGGCAGGCAGTTGATATACAAGCAAGGGAGGCAAAGATAAATGAGCAAAGAGCGCGTGATCGGCTTTACGAGGCTTCTCGCGGGCCGATTGAAATTCAGCAAGCGCGGGAAAAGCTCGGTTTGGCAGTGGCTGAATTTAAGCAAATGAGAATGATGTCAGACGTGGCACGAGAGCTGCTGAGCCTTGATATTGCTCAGGCTGAAAACCTGAAAAACAGAAAACAAATAGACGACGAAATTCTTGCAAATACAAAAGAAGGCAAGAGCATCGTGAAAAGAGGGCAAGAACAGGCGATGATTGACTTGATAGAACGCAATAGGCTTGAGAAAGAAGCTGCAAGAACAGCTCTTGCCAATCGAGTAATCGGCGAGGGTCAGCAGCAGACTCAGGAAGTTTTGAGAGAAATTGAAGCGAGAAAGCTTCGCAATCGTCTTCTTGCTGAAGGTGTTGCCCCAGAAATCGCTGAAGGAGAGGTTCGCGCTCTGGCGATTCAGCAAAAAATGGCTGAAATTATCAAATCTTATGACATGCAGCTAGCGATACTGATCAACAGAAAGTACGATGGAACAGACGCTACATACGAATTTGCAAAAGCGACATTAGCACAGCTGAGTGCAACCACACTTCTTACAGAAGAACAGAAAAAACTCAAGAAAGAGCTTGAGGATATTCTGGCAAGCAGGTCTCTCGCCAAAGATAAAACTCAGACAACTGTTGGGGAGATCAGGGATGCGGCTTTGCAAAGCATCTTGACTCCTCAGCAGCAGGTTGAGGAACGAGTTGGACAGCTCAAGCAAGAGCTAAGAGACTTGTTGAATCCGGCTAAAGAAGTTATCGGAGCCGCTAACGCTATCTCCGATGCTTTTGGTGAATCCTTCCAGTCGGTTATCACTGGAGCTGCCTCCGCCCAAGAAGCTCTTGGCAACTTCTTCCAGAGAGTGGCGAATCACTTCATAGACATGGCAGCCAAGATTGCAGCAAACGAGATAAATCAATCAATCCTGGGTCTGTTTAGATTTGCTAGCCCCTCCACCGGCGTCGGGCCTGCGGCATCGGCCTTGAGCTATGGAGGCGTGCCGCTCTTGCAAGCGCTCCCACTTTTTGCCAACGGAGGTGTATTTAGTAACTCCGTAGTCACATCTCCAACTCTTTTCAAGTTTGCAAATGGCGGTGTCACTGAAGCTGGCGTCATGGGAGAGGCCGGTCCAGAGGCCATCATGCCCCTTAAGAGGGGGCCTGGCGGTCGTCTCGGTGTCGCGGCCTTTGGTCCGGGTCAAGGGGGCGACGGAGAGCAGGAAGACCCCTACCAGGAGTCCTTCGAGGAAAACAGGAGAGCGCTGGCGGCTGCCCAGGAAGCTCGAATGAAGCGCCAGGCAGAGCAGGTTCTGTCATCTGGAGCCTCCAGCACAGAAATCAAGTACAATCGAGTCGGAACGGGTGATCTGCCATTCGTAACCGAAGAAACCATGCTTGAAGCGACAAGGCTGGCAGCGGAGCAAGGGGCCAAAATTGGCCAACGTCGAACACTTGCTGCGCTACGCAATGACCCAGCAGCCAGGCGGAGCGCCGGACTTCGATGATTCCTATAGGTACCTATATACAGTTTGAGCCACCTAGCGGCGGGTCTACTCCATACGCCTTCCAGAACTTTCACCCAGGTGAGACTCGTTCCCTTGCTGGTGTAAATTACACTTATGCTGGTTACGGGTTCAGTGGAACAAGCGTAGACCTAAAGGGCAGCAACATTCGCGCCGCCCTCGTATTTGGTGTCTCAGAGCTGTTACTTTCATTTATACAAGAAGCAGCGGATAGCCGGTGGATCGTAAGAATCAAGGCGGTTTGGCTAGATCCAGATACTCTTGTGGAAACCGGCACCTTTACAGAAGAAGTCTACCAAATCGTTAGCTACGGCCATAATGGCAGTAGACTTTCTCTTGAGCTTGGAAGCCCGCTTGACGCTGTTACAGCTCAAGTGCCTCGAAGAGTTTTAACGCAAGAACTCGTTGGTTCGCTTCCAACCACTGGACAAATCTCTTTTGTGTAATGCTTAGCCCAAACGACAAACCCGTCATTTTACTCCCAGAAGACTGGGCTCTTATTAAGGCGCTTGACATTACAGAGGCGGAGTATCGAGCTTTTGTACGAGAGTGCGCCAAGCAGAGTAAAATACGGCCTGGCGAGCCGACGATGTTTTTTAATATCGGAGCGTTCTTTGTCAATTTGATCATAGGCCTTGTTCTTCAGACTATTGCATCACTTATTTTTAGGCCAAAGACATCCAACCCAGCTGAAATTAGACAAACTTCGGTACAAGGACAAAACAGTGTAAACAGATCAGAGTTCGCTCCCAAAGCGGGCTTTGACTCGTTCCAGAACGTGGTTGAGCTTGGCAGCTCGATTCCATTGGTTTTCGCCGGCAGAGAAACAATTAACGGAGTTACCTATGGCGGCGTCCGGGTAAACACTAACATGCTTTGGAGCCAAATGATGTCCCAGGGTGGCGGACAAATGCTCAGGGCAATATTTCTCGTGTCGGAAGGGCCGATCGTGGAAATTGACGAAACGCAGTTTGCGTTTGGGGATAATTTGCTAGGTGGTTACGACTTGCGAGAGGCTAATCAGTTCGGAAGTCGCGTCTCTTTCTACTTCAATAATGATGGTGGCCGACTTACCAGCAGCAGTCATATTGCAGGGCGTTCCGCTGCGCTGGATCCCGGCAACTCTGAAAACATTTCCCTGCCAGGAAACCTTCCTGGCTCGCCAAACAACCCGCCAGGCAGCGACGTTTTTCAGGTTTTGGATCTGAATTACAGCTGGGACAGTTACTCGTGCTATACGCTAAAACCTTCAACGCAGACTCAGTTTGGACTTCACTCGCTTATCGGCAACGGTCTCGGTTTTCGCGTAAATCCATCGCTGCGGCCCGCTGTTGTTGTCAAAACCGAGCCATCAGGCAACAGCGACACCAGGTTGACATGCGAAACTGATGGCGTTGCCGCTGCGCAGCGCCTTAAATATGACACCGTATTTTCCAGTCGAAGCGGCATCGTTCACCATGGAGTGGTGACCAATGGCGTCCTGCCGCCAAGCAACTACTCCGGCCCAATCAATCTTCCGCCGGTTCATACCGTTGTAAACGTAGGCGTTGGCGACATCATCAGGTATTGCCTTGATTCAGCCAGTGACGCAAGCAGGGTTTTTGTTGGCGTACAGGAAGGTCCAGACCACGAAGAGACATGCCGCGACGTTGCGCAAACAGTTTCCGGCAGACAGCGTGGCTGGGATGACGCTTTGTCGGTGGGCGAGCTTTACAAGCTTGGCTCAGCCGTGATGGTGTGTGAAAGCCGGACCCCAGACGGTGAAATATTTGTCTCAGAAGCCGATCAAGAGCCCACTGGAGGCGGCCAAACAATTTTCGTTGAAATGCGTTGCGTAAAAGCCGGTCAGGCAATGTTCAACGTAAGTTCAGCAGTTTACAACTCTCAAACCAATAGCTACACGTTTACGTTTGAAGCAAAAAGCTCGACAAGCACGAGTCACCTGTTCAAGCTCGCTACCGCTAGCTTTGTTATTCCGCGAAGAGCGCAGATTATCGAAATTGGCTTACGTTCCACTCTTGGCATAAGAATTAGCGGACTGTGCAATTTTCAGGATTGCTTGTCCGAAGACGTTATAGACGGCA